TCTAAATTTAATCCTTTCTTCTGACGACATTTCTCTAAGAAGTTTACCTGACTTAAAATCTGGAAACTTATTTTCAATAAATGCCTTGATGTATCTTTTTCTATGACCACCATCTATGCTCTCGAAATCATAATCGCCTTCAGGTGTTTCGTGGATAGTAATTTGTCCAATGTCAATACCCATTAACATTGAATTAATAATACCTTGAGCCTTACTTGGTTTAGATTTACCAATGAGGACTGGATCCCTATCAAGTCTTTGACCTATAGGTTGTGTGTCAATATTACCATATTCTGCTAATAATTTACCAACCTTCCATACTTCTTTTTTATATTCAAACATTATATACTCACCCTTTTAAGTTCGGTGTGATAACCTTTTGCAACCATAGATGAGTGAAATTTAATCGCCTCTTTCATTGATTCAAATATATATTCTGCGACTAGTTTATTATTGTCCTTGGTCGCAGTTACTTTAAACGCTTCATGTTTCATACTAACTCCTTAACTTGTCTTAATATTCTATCTACTTCTGGATCATTAAGATGTCCTTTTACATCATCGTCCCATTTCAACATAGTAGTTCCAATAAAGTTCTGGGCCTCGTCCCAAGGTGCGATTTCCCATAGTCCAGCCTTATGTCCATAAGACATTTTATGTTTAATTACACTTGCCCCTAGGCCGTTTTTAAATTTGTATACTTTTTGAATGCCGTCAAGGTCATCTAGTTTGATAGTTTCAATTAAATATTCTTTCATAATAACTCCATAATAAAAATTTGAGGGGCGTTTTCATTCCCCTCTTAGGATGTTCGGACATCAACCCCATACGCTTTTAGTTCCGACCGCTGGTGTCGTTCAGTTTTAGGAGGCAAGAGCCTCACCTGGGTAACTGTCATACCATGATTTTTTAGCCTCAACAGCTGATCTGTAATAAGTAGTAATTCTTGTATAAGGTTCGGTTATAGTCATAACCTCGCCATCTTCAAAATTATATTCTACAAGACAATCTTTACCAATGTAGTAACCAGCAGGAGATTCCATTACCTTCGGGCCACTGATTGAAATTAGTTTATCTTCCATATTAATATCCTGATGTTGTGTGTGCATATTCATCTGAACAATTAATTTGTCCACATACACATTCATTTCTATTTGCTCTGGCCTCGGCCTCTAGTTCTTCCTGAATATCAGGAGCCCCAACCATATCTCTAATTATATCTTCATTCATACTAATTTTTCCTCAAATCTTAAATCAATTAAAGCGTCTATCATTGCATCACTGTTTATTTTTAGACCTCTTCCTGGTAATAACCTTGGTAGTTTATCAATACCAAAATCATCTACTATTGCGTTAATCACATTCCAGATATTGTCCTCGGCCATCATGACCACCTCTTCAGCAATGTTTTCCTTTATTACATCATTTATTAAATTACTCATATTTTCTCCTTTATAATGTTATTATACTACAAACCTGGTTAAATGTAAAGTGTTTTTTAAACATTTTTATACTAAATAATCCGGGCCGTGAATTCTGTGGGTTGAACTATTTACAGCAATTTGATAACCTTCAAAAAGATTACCTCTTGCTTTATTAAGAGCTGGTTTACTCCATCCAGAAGCCATTAAAACATCTCCAAATTTAAATTTATCATTTGCAATATTTATGAAACCCCAAACACTCCTAGGTAATCCTTGTTCTGTTCTAATTATTTTAATATACTTTTTACCAATAGAAAAGTCATGACCAGTGTCATAATCTTCTTTAGCAGTATGGGGGAAAGCCCTATGTGTGGCGTGGGTGATATTACTACAGAGTGTTTCGCACTCAGTGATTAATTTCTCAGCATTCTTGATGGCTTCTTTTTTCATAAATTTACTCCTTTTTCTTAATTTATACAACTATTATAACACATTTTGAGGTGCTTGTAAAGTGTTTTTGAAAAAAAAGTATATATTTTTTATATCTATTTGTTATATGTATATAATGTTTTGATATAAGAAGTTTGAAAAGAACCCGAAGGAGGATTTTACTCCTCCTCCGCGTTGACTATATGATAATATTTGGTTATCTATATAGACTAGTCACTTTTGACCAAAGTGTAAACTCCCCAAAGTAAACCTACCCAGGCGAGTAATTTGGCCAAACCGCCAAATAAAATGACTGATCCGCAAACCCCAATTAGAGCGACGCCATCAAGTGATGTTCTTTCTCCTAATCGAGACATTGTCCAGTCCTTAGCTTTTAGTAACATGTTCATATATTTTCTCCTATATTTTGAACTCCGCAAAGGTGTCCTTGTTTTCTCGGTCACCCCATGTTGCGATTGGTTTATCGGGAACAGAATCTGTCATAAGGTCCTGTTGTGCCGATTCTTCTACATCATATAATTTCATGCGGGAACGATCAATACCAACTACAAACCTTTTATATTTGGTCGGATCGTTATATCTATTTTTCAATTGTTTTACCAATAATTGGCCTAACTCTTCAAGTTCCTCTGTTGAAATTAGAGCAAACATTAAGTCAGCCGTAGCTGGTAAACCAAATGATTCAGATGTATCCTCAAGTCCGACATCGGTATTTGAATACCCAGACCTTGTAGTCTGTGTTGCCGATACTATTGGAACATTGAATTCCACAGCCAAACCACGAAGCTCTTCCGCGATGGCTTTTATGTATGAATAACTATTTATACTTCCACCCAGCCCTTTCATACGGCTAGAGGCACAAATGTTTAAATAATCAATGTATATCATATCAGGGATAAAGTTCTTCTTCATTTTCAATTCATTAAGAAGAGCCCTGAAATGACCTGTATGCGCTGCTCCTGTTGGATATTCTTTTACTATAAGTTTTCCAATAGATGCAGTAGCAATCTTTTGTATCTTAGAATCAAATGCATTCTTAGATATTCTTTGTAATTGTTCTATAGGCAAGTCCATTAGATTCGCATCTATTCTTTCTGCGATTCTTTCTTCAGCCATTTCCATTGTAATATATAAAACATTCTTACCTTGTTGTAATGCCGATGCCGCGCAGTGACACATAAATAGGGACTTACCCACGCCCGTACCTGCAAGAGCAATGTTTAAGGTCTTATTGGGTAAGCCCCCCTTCGTAATCTTGTTAAAATAATCTAAATCAAATGGAATTCTATCTTCCTTAGTATTGTAAAAGTCAAATCTTTGATCCGAATTGTCAATATAATCGTGACCTATTGCCTGGTCAAATGAGACACCTAGTGCGTCTGATAATATTTCTGGTATTGCCCCTTCTGTTTTATCCTTACTCTTACCATCTATAATTTGAATAGAATCCATAATGGCATTGTAAACTGCTCTGTCCCTACACCACTTCTCGGATTCTTTAATTAAATAGCCGGTATCTATATCTATCTTTTTAGATATCTCAGCAATCAGTATTGCGGATTCATTTAGTACATCTTCATGAGCACTTGATTTTCTTAATTCAAGTTCTAATACACTGGTTGTAGGTAGTTTATTGTGTTTACCAACGAATTGTGTAATTAAATCAAATACTGTTCTGTGAGAACCATCGAAAAATTCTCTCTTAATATAGGGAATGACTCTCCTACAATACTCCTCGTTATTGAGGAGATTGCTCAGTATATGTGTCGGTAACTGATGTTTTATTTCCAATCTTTGCCTCTTTATTTTCTAATGAATCCGTTATTATATGTTGTAATAACGCTCCTAAGTAATTATTAAAATCTACATTTTTTTGTAGATACTCATAGTCATGGTCAGCTGGGTCTTGAATGTTATAGTTAAAAGAAAGTTTGGCATTTGATTTATCCTCATTTTCTTTAATACTTACAGCACCATATACTACTATAACATCCGCCCATTTTCCAGTCTTAATCTTGACTCCATAGAACTCTGCAAGTTCTCCGCCAGGATTCTCAACCAAAGTATATTCGGTATGAGATATATTATACTCCATTTTACACCTCTTGTAAAGTACTTTCTAAATCAATATCAAGCATTGGTTTATGTCCAATCTGATAATATGACCTAACAAACTCTTTAAAGTCAGATGATTCAAATATTGGTTGCCAAAATTCTTCTGTTAGAGTATCTTTTTCTCTTACTTTAGGTTCTACCATTTCACCTGTTGCCTTATTTACTGCGGCGTACCAACCCATTGTTGGTTTGATTACATATCCACCAGCCATAGCTACTTCTAATAGTCCTGAATATTGCTCTAGACCTCCGTCCCATGTACAACTAATAGGTACTTTGGACTTTTCTTTAACAAATCTGGATTTCTCTACATTAATAACAAAATCATATCCTTTTATATCAGTACCTTTTTTAACTTGTCTCCTACCTATAATCCATATGTTATCAGCTGAATAGTAAATACCAGTACCACCTGAAACAATAGCTTTTGGAAATAATCCAATCTCTTGATATGTGTGGTTAACGGCAAGTAAAGGGATATTCTTCATCGTAAGATAAGGAGTAACCATTCGGAATAATCCCTTTAATGCCTTGGCTCTTGACATATCTGCCACTGACTTTTCATTTAATGCGTCCTCTAATTCTTTCTTAGATGCGAGGTTACCAATTGAATCTATTATTACAACAACTTTATCATTTCTATCTAAGTTATCTAATTGTCCAACCAAATCAAACTTTAATTGTTCAACATCAACAATAGGTGTGTGTAATACTCGAGATGTATCAATACCAAATGATTCAAAATAAGATTGAGGTGAACCAAACTCAGAATCATAAAATAATAATACTGCGTCTTCGTGTTCTTTTAAATACGCACTTGCCATTAATAAAGCAAATGATGTTTTAAAATGTTTACTTGGTCCAGCCAATACAGTAAGGCCAGAACTTAATCCGCCGTCCATATCGCCAGATAGTGCAACATTAATCATAGGTACACTGGTTGTGACCACTTCTTTTTCTGTAAAGAATTCTGATTTGTTTAAAACCTCACTAGTTTTAATTTTAGAATTCTTTTTTAATTTATCCATTACTGACGCCATTATTTTCTCCTCTGTTTTCTATACGCACCTAATTGGTTTGTTCTTTCATATTTTCGCCATCTGGCAACTGCCTCGGCTTTTTTTCTTTTTCTTTTTGCTGTAGG